TGCTGAAGAAGCATGAGGTATTTCGTCTTATTGGAGAACCCGCCACTGATGACATGTGGCAGGCGGCCTTTCCATCTTCGTTACCGAAGGGATGGATCTGGGTTTCGGGCGACTACAAGGCGGCTACCGACAACTTGAACCCCCGCTTAACCGAATTCACCTGGCATTCGATATGCCAGTATATGACAGTTCCATCTGGAGCGCGTCTGTGCGATACTCCCTGGGAGGACCTTGGTCTCAAGGCCCTCACGGGGCATATCCTGGACTACTCTAGTGGGCTGGGTCATTTGAAACGGTGTGAGCGGAGCTCCGAGTGGCAGGTAAGCCAGGAGTGGGGCCAGCTGATGGGCTCACCGATGTCATTTCCGATACTCAACCTCGTCAATGCAGCTGCGACGGCGGTTGGTCTGGGTTGGGATTCCCAGAGTGGCCCAGTTCTCCCCTTCCTGGGGAAGTTTGGTTGCCATACGAACGGAGACGATATCGTGTTCGCGTGCCCAGAATCGTCCTACGGCAGCTGGAAAGCTGCTGTGGAGGCGGCTGGCCTCAAGTTGTCTGCTGGAAAGAACTACATCAGCAGTGACTTCATGATGATGAATTCAGAGTTTCGCGTACCGGTCGTCGAGTTCGGACCGGCCCAGCAGACTGGTAGCCCTCTAAAGGACGGGCTGCCAATCCACTGGGAACTCGTAGGATTCCTCAACCTCCCTCTCCTTTTCGGTATGGAAGGGAAGGGCCAACATGCGGGAGAACTGATTTTGGAACGGTTCGCCTGGTGGGATACTCGGCCTCTGGCGCATGCCCTCGTACGAGGGTGTCCTCCTCAGGTCGGTGAGCGGCGTATGCGGGGTTTTCTTCATTACTACGAAGACCTCCTACGTCGCACCCCTCCGGGAGTCGGGTGGTATGATCCCCCCGGTCTCGGCGGCCTGGGACTCCCCTGGATAGGGGACGACCCTCGACCGACCAGTGATGGCGACCGTCTAAGAGCGGCTTATCTCTCGATGTTGGACACGAAGTCACGGCTTAAGGCAGTTCGTCCTCCGCCGACGCGTCCTGTGTCGACGGTCGAGAAGCTTCTCGATGCCGCTATGCGGAAGAGAGGTCTGAACGACTATCTCGTTGTCCTTCCCAAGGATTACGAGACCTATGAACTCGCAGCAATCCTCGCACCGGGGGCCCAGTATGGGCTAGACATCGGCTCAGTTCTGGCCGAGGTCTTGGACTTGATTCCAGATCAAGCGTCCACCCCGCACGAGCTCTATGAATATCTAACCAGTTGGTACAGGCAGCCGGGAAAACCCCAGGAAAGCCTGACATACGGTCAGATAGACATGCTGTATTCGCGACAGCGCGAGTTTCGGGAACAGTCGTTTAGGAATCGGATAATGGGGCAGAACCGAAAGGCGAAATCGGTTCGAATACGGGTGTCTGAACCAACATCCGCTAGTAGTTCCGACGTTTCAATACGTCGAACCGTGCCCCTAACTCCAATGTCACAGGAGACCATGCTGGTGTGGTCGGACCGTCTCGGGCTGGTGGAAGACTATTTCGCCAGTCCCTATACGGCCTCGATTCCTCTCACGCCGGAGGTTACCTATGACTCCTCTCTGCTGTTGGGGTCTGGAGAACCGTTAGTCCCTCATTGGGTTCACGAAGCACCTTACGAGGTGTCCTTCGAGAAACTCTGTCTGGACTGGACGCTCTAGACCTTCTAATGGCGACTTGGGCCCCCTTCAGGGGCCCGCGGGCGTTGCGCCCCGCTCCCACGGGTGGATGACAAAAGTGGGAATCGTCCAATCGGTCACACGACTTCTCCTCTGGAATAGATCTCGAACTGGGTCTAGTCAACCCAATGCTCTGGTGGGATAAAACATGGTATAGCACCATGGCCCGGCTCTACAAAGTCCGGCTCCCTGGCTGACGG